GTCAGCCTGTAGCCCCATAGGGTCTTTCGCCATCGTGCGTTTGATTTCTTCCCATCCGCCGTACCGCTGTTTTAGGTACTCGCCAACGGCCCGTGCGCTGTCCTCAGAACCCTGTTCACCGGGAATTATTAGCTGAACCAGTCCCTTTGAAAGTTCATAAAGGCTTTCGGCTGTGTCTATCGGGTGAAGGATGGGTTGAATAACGTCTTTGCCGAACTGCAACGCGCTTGACGGAAGGTTTTTCCAGCCTTCAACGTATGCTTCGCCAAATGACATCGACGCTTCCGGCATAGCGCCGACTTCGCGTGCCTGTGCTAACCACTGCTGCTGCGCTGGCGTCAGCGCGTCATTTTTTTCCGCTTCTAAAAGCCACTCTTGCTGTTCCGGCGTTAGATCAGTCATTATGCGTCTCCGCCCTCGGCGTCCATGTAATCATATGGGATTATCCCCCACCCTACGCAGCGTGCGATTGAGAAATCAGGTACGACCTTTCGCGCCCTTGCCTCGTAAAGCCAAATCTTCTGATTGTCTTTAAGTTCGCCCCTGCATTCCATTCTCAGGATGTCATCAATTTGGGAAGGGGTTGTTTCTGAGCCACTCTGCTGCGCGAGGGTTTGGCATACGGGGAGGGACACCGCTAACAGGCACGCTAGTGCCGCCAGACGTGCCGAAGCTAGATGAATCATAAATTGGCGCATACGGCTCATAATATAGTGCGCGTTCTGGCTGAATGCCAAATTCACCATATCTTTTCGCCCGTTCGCGGTGCAGTGATAATTTCTTTTCTGCTGACGATGCAGCCGAATCATACTGATTCCGCGCTTGCTTGACGATAGTCATCCGCATATCGTTAGACAATCTTCCGCCCGTGGCAACCTTTTCATAAGCCGACTGCACCCAGCCCGGCAACCCACCGATTTTCTCAGCAAGGGCAAATTCACCTTCTCTAACCACCGAACCAGGATCAAGCATCTTCATAAAGTTAAAGATCAAAGCCAAATCAGCAGCGCCCGCATCCGTCAAAGCAAAAGGTTCTCCATCCCTAATAACGCCCTTAACGTCGGCCTGTGCAGGGTCTTGGAAGATTGCTTCGATACGGCGATACCCGTCTATCTGGTCAAGTTCTACTTTTGCTGCCTTCCTGAACGCTTCATCAAGATTCCGTTCTTGGTTAATAATCTGATTAACATCAAGAGGCGGCTTATCCTCGGCGGGCGGTAATTGCACATTTGGAAGCACACGCTGCCCAGCATTCGGGCCTGTGGCCCAATATTTATACTTGTCCGCGCCTTCTGTAATTACAGGCTTGTCAGGTGTACCGGGTTTGAACGCTTGAGAAAGGTATTGCTTGTGCGCCAAAACGGGGTTCCCCAATGCCGCCTGCTTCTCCGGTCCCGGAGGTAAGCTGGATACCCACCGCATAGCCGCCTGACGTTCTATGTTCTCCCGTGCAAACTGCCCCATCTGCGCTGTGTGCTGTTCACCCGCCATGCGGTCCATGTTCTGCTGGCGACCCATCTGATACTGCTGCATCTGGTCGCCCTTCACCCCCTGTAGGTGAGAGTCATAGGCGTTATTGAACAACTGGCCTGCCTGCCCGATAGCTTGAGACCCGCCGCCCGGTGTCAGCGAAGGCGCACCGCCTGCGATCAACGCCGGTCCCATTGCACCAAGTGCTTTGAACAGCGCGGCCTTCTTGTCCGCCTTCGACGGTGTGAACTGCTGCGGCGTGTAGGCTTGGGAAGGCTGGGAGTATCCCGGCTGTTTCCAAGGCAATGTAGGATCAACCGTCGGGGCGGCGAAAGGCTGCGGACTGAAAGACCGCTGCATCGCCGGAGAATTGATGTAACCAGAGAGCAATCCGTTCATATTAACCCCCAAATCCGAACACGTCGTTTAGGCTACCAAGAATCCCCGCGCCGGTAGAGGCGTAACCAAGCCCCTGCGCGACCGGGTCTCGGAAGATCGGCTGTGTCGATGTGGACTGACCGCCGAACGAACCACCAGCCACAAGCGCAGCGTATTCAGCGAGCCTGTCTCGTGGCTCATTCTGCTGGAAATTGAATTTATCGATATCATCCTGCAACTGCGCCCCGGCAAGACCTTCACGAATCTGCCCAACCCGTTCCAACTGGCCGATATCAGCGTAGTCAGCCTGCGCCATCTGCGGAGCCAAAGCACTTGCGCCCATCATCCTGCCGCGTTCGTCGTTGTAGTTCTGGTATGCCATCGACCCGGCCATGTTGGTCAGGTTCTGACCTAATGTGTCTGTGGCTGTTTCGACCGCCTTCTGGTGCATTCCCGATCCATACCGGCCATTGCCTGAGAAGGTCGAATTAACGCCCGGCAGAATCTGTTCATTGAACTGCTCGACAACCGGTCGGGAAGCGGCGTTGTACATATTTTGAAAGTACGGGTTTCCCGCACCGAGATACCCGCCCGACGCGGTGTCCTGAATCGACTGCTGGCCAGCCCGTTGAAGGGCAGACCCTTGTGTTGCTCTTTGTTCATACTGCGACAACGCCTGTTCCGTCTGCGGCGCGAAATCCACCACGCGGGAATCCGGGTACTGCTGGCGCGGGTCTTTCGACAGCGTTTGCGCCTGCTTGAACACGTCCTTGAGGAAAGGCTGTTGGCCCGACCACGGGTCGTTGTTCTGGACAATCTGTGTGCTGCCGCTTGGTTTGTCGTCGCTCATAGCATTTTTTCCATTGTAATGTGTCGTTTCCGATAACCCGCTTTTGACAGGTCTTTGACCCAGCCAGGACGAACGCAGGGAAGCACGCTTGTGCAGCCCTTCTCCCTCGCCCATTCCTCTATTGTCTCAAGATGATGAAACCAGTCTTCCCGCCCAATTCCCGTGCAGATAAATATCCTGCATCGAGGCCCGATGACTTCGGTCACACAAACCGCCCGAACGCTGAAATCAGCCTCCCAAGCCACCCATAGCTGGTGTTCGCCTTTTAAGGCTTGCTGACGCACATCATGCGCCGTAAGGGCCGACGTGCCGTGTTCAAGCGCAGAGGCTATCCACGGCTCTAGTTTGGGCCACACAGCGTCTATCTGGTGCCTTTGAACGCCCCATAGAGCAGTTATCGGAAGCCACCTTCGCGATTGCGGTTGCCGGGTCCACCGTTGAAGTTTCCGCCGCCGCCACCTGGTGCGCTGCCGCCGGGACCATTCCCCTGATTACCGGGCGACCCCGGAGGGCCACTTGGACCGCCGCCAATGCCCATTTTGTCCCTGAAATCTCGACGTGACCTGACATCGTGCTTTGCCTTCGCTGCTGCGTCGGTTTGGGCTGCGCCCGTTCTGTCAAGAGTGCGGTCAGCAAAGTTCCTTACACCCAGCGCACGCCCGACAATCGTATTTCCGAGCAACCCGCCCATAAAGTCGCCAAATCCTGTGGATGGTGCGCCGTATTTTGATGCGTCCGCGTAGTCTGCTGCGGAACTAATGCCAAAACCCAACACACTGGCCGCAGGATTGCCGGTTAGAGTCCCGAATGACCCGATCATACTTCCAGCGGCTCCCGCTGTTGCCGGGTCCATCTCGCCCGACGCGGTATCCGGTGCGCCACCTCCCCCGCCGTCATTCTGACCACCGAACACCTGCGGATTCTGCGGAGCGGTCGGCAAAAGAGATTGTGGCGCGTCAACAACAGGCGCAGACAGAACCGGCGGGTTCAACTGCGGTGGATTCTGACCAAGAAGCCCGTGCGGCGTAAACTGATATTCATTTTCTACCCACATAACACCACCTTAAAATCTCTGTCCGTTTGAGCGTTGTTCGCGTGCGTGATTGATACAGACCCGTTTGCCCTGCCGGAATCCGCCACATAAATTGTCCCGTTTCCAATCTCCGCAGCGGCATTCGCTGTGCGCGGCATGAACAACAACGCTGTGTTGACGCCAATACGCGCATCCGTGACCGTTGTCGCTGCGGCACTGGCAGTCAGCGTCACATCGAGAACATTGTTGGACTTGCCCTGAAACAGCCGGGAAATACCTTCCGAAAGCATTCTCCGGTGTGACCGCTCATCCGGCAGGTCTGTCGGTGGAACAACGAATTCAGATACGCTCATAACCCACCGTCTGGCTGTGCCGTGAAATCCACCCCTTGCGCGTGAGACCAATCCCCTCCCGACGCGATTTTGACCTTGGCCCGTGCATACCTTGCAGATATGTCGAAATGCGCTTCGCCGTCGGCATCCACAGAATTGAAGTCGGTATCCGTCAAGTCATCGCCCGGCGCATCTCTGTGCCTCAGTTGGACCGTGACCGTGCCGCCGTCCACGTAAGGACGAATCCCCTCTACAAATAACCTTTGTTTTCCACCGGTCTCCGATGTTTCAAAGGTCGCTTCCAGCGCATCCCCCGTGAACCTGCACAGCTTTTTGTCGGAATTGAACATGGAAAGAAGTGTTGCACCGCCTTGCCACTGCCTTGAATCCAGGGACGCCGGGAGCGTTTCCATCGTGCCAAAAGAGTCCAGTTGTTCCAGCGTATAGCCTGCCGACAAGTCCCGGAAGATAACTTCGCCCGTGGTATCCGCGACGGACCACCGATCAAGCGTCCAGTTATAAATCAACAATCGGTTAGGCTGACCGCCCACATTATCCGACCCAGGGTACAGCCAGAACGTCATTTTATTGATCGTGTCCGCTGCGCCATACACTCTATCGAGGTGGTTTTGATCAAGGTCATTGAAGAACGTCTTCGAAACCCGTTGATCCCCAATTGGTGTGGAACCGGCACCGTCAAAGCGATAAAGGTCTTCTTCTCCGATATAGAATCCGAACGGCCCGACATTCACTAGAGAACGTGAGGCCAAAACACCCCTATCGCGCTCAACTTCAAAGAATCCAAATACAGTAGGCGGACCCTGATATTGAACGCGATATATCGCCTTTTCCATGAAAATAGCGCCATCCATCCCCCCGATAGCACCTGTGAGCGCCATAACCCGCCCGCCGATGGGCAAATCCTGCCTGTCCGACTGTTTCTGCGCCGCGTCCGAAGATCCGATTGTCGGCCAATCCGTTGGGTCGTTAATCGCAGGCCACCACACCCTGTTGCCTACAGACCCATCCGTTGAATCCCATGTATCGCCAAGGAAAACGAAGTCCTTGATAACCCCGATCCGTCTTGCCCTTGGCGGCGTCCCGCCCAAGTCTGCAAAGTCGCTAGATGACCCCAATACGAACGATTGCGGGGTGTCTGTGTGGCCATTAACACTGATTACCCTATCGCCGAACTGTGCAAAGGCTACATGGCCGTCAGCGGCCACCGTATAGGCTCCTGTGGTCTTCGATATTTCAGACCATGACGCGCCACTAAGGCGGTAAAGGTCGGTGTCGTCGCCGCAAAACGTGTAAGTGTTGCCGTCGCCGTCCTTTGCAGAGAAAGCACCCTGCGGACGTTCGTTGATAGCGTCAGAAATGCTGCTCAACCCGCCAAGCGGCCCATATGACCCTTGCGTGCGCGGGATGCAGTTTTTGGCCTCGTTCGCGCCCGGATTATCGAGCGCAGCCTGATCCGGCGCATGTTGCCCAAACTGGATCACAGGGACAGCCTCGTTGAATCGTACCGAACACCCCCACTTGCAAAGGCGTCATCAGTTCTCATCTTGGCATTCCGACGCGTCCTACCGTCCACCCGGTTTGCGCTGTTGACCGCCTCATCCCTTTTGGCCTGCCAGAATGCTTCCCGTTCACCGTTCCGTGAATACGCTGCCGCTTCCACAAGGGACGCATACAGATATGTTTTGGGGTATTTGGTCAGGAGCGTGTTTGTGTCATCCGTGGCGAGGTCGTAACCCTTGAAATAGGCAAAGGTAAACGAATAACTGCCATCGGAAGGGGCTTCGAAGTCGATGGCGTCGGAAATTGCATAGAACCTTGGACGAGTAGCTGCATCGTCAACAGCCCTATTGAGGTCCTTCAACGCCTTCCGCTCAATCGCGTAGTCATTGAACTGATACTGTAGCGAAATGTCTTCAATGTACCCTGTCGGCAGGTCGATGGACTGTTCCCCGCTGGACAACGAAAGAGTTGTGCTGGTTTCCATGTCTCTTAGGCGCAGTTGTGTATTCAACTCGGTTTCGCCAAGTTCAATGAATTCCTGAATCTGCGCGTCGGACAGGTCAGACCGGCCACCAAGGCGGTTTCTGACTGCTGTTTGCAGTTCGCTATAGGTCGTGATGCTCACTAGATCAGCGCCACTAGATCGGTTGCATCAGTTCCAGACGCAACAATCAGGCTTGTTTTGATCGGTAGCCATGACCCCTGTACGGCATTCTTAAAGGTCACGCTCACACCGCTGGCATTCTGTGCCACCACATCACCTGTCACACCGATGTAGACAGACCGGGACTCAGCAGAAAGCGCCGTGCCGGGCGTGACAGCCTCAAAGTTACCAGAGGGTCTTGTTTCGTCGCTCATTTCTCAAACTCCATCCTGTCCCGAATGCTGCGGGATACCCGCGTTACGTCGTAATCGCCATGCTTAACCAAGGCGGATAGAAAACCGCCGCTTCTGTTTTCGAAGAACTCAGGCAAGTCCCGAATGACCTCCGCCAGCCGTTCCGCTTGCAGGATCAATTCAAGTTTCGTCAGATACAGGTCGCCCCCACATTCAACCTCGACCAGCCCGTCAATCGGCTCGTTGCGGTACAGATGCGAGGTCTCCCCATAAGAGGAATCCGCCCCGAATATGTGGATAGGTCGATATCCCGCCTTTACGCCGAGGAAACACCCGGCAACCACCGTATTGGGCCCTGGAATGCTTCCCGTCGTCTTGTAAACCGCGCCCTGAAACGTCAGCGGGTTGCAGTGAGCGTGAACCACGCCTTCACCAGAACAGAACTCATGCGTTCGTGTGCTGGGGTCTACAGTAAAAAAATAACAGTCGATTCCCTGTTCCTGACACCATCCCGCCGTCTGGTTGATGGCCCAAATGTCGCCAGGCCACGTTCTCAATTCATCGATATGGTCCGAAAGAGAATGACCGCCGCCAACCAAGGCAAGCGGTCCTTCCCCTTGCGGTTCCGGCAGATCAGGCGAGAGCCGCACGTTTTCCTCCATCGTGGAGTCTTCCACACAGCATCTCGCGCTAATCTTCAGCTTCATTAGGAGGCCATCAGCCCTTTTTCCTGAAGCAATGCGATAATCGCATCCACTGCGGCGTTGGTGTTACCCAGTGTGCCGGAAGTGTTTGTGACCACCGCGTACTGGTCGGACGGGGTTGCCCCGTGGAATCCGACCAGATCGGTAGCCGACTGACCGAGACGAGTCCCAAGAGGACCGCCATCAGAGAGTTCTTTAAGTGCCATGATATTTCTCCTTCAAAATGGCGGTTAGGATGTACCGGAAAGGCGGGTTGCCAAACGCGGATCAACCGTCTTGACGCCGTACAGGACATCGAGACGCCACATCGAATGGTCGTTGATGCCGTCGTAAACGGGAATGACTCGGACTGAGGTTCCCTTATAGGACTGCCGACCGACTTCCGTTGCACCCGGAGGCGAGATCAGCGGCACCGTTACCAGAGCAAAGGCATTCTTGTGGAACACCATGTTAGTACGATACGAACCCGCTGCCGTCTGCACCGAGGTGATGGCCTTGGTGTTCAGGTCGGACGTACCCGACGCAACAGCCACGTTCTGATGTGCGCCGCTCCAAACCAT